TTTCACAACAATCTTCTTCGCGATACATTTTATATTGTGTTCCATCGCTACAAGTAAATAAAATCTCATCTAATTCTCTATCTACACGGATATATAATAATGTTTTTCCTTGTAATTCTGTTATATCTTGCCTTTCCATATTATATCAGTAATAATGCTTTTTGTTGTAATTCAGTTAATTCAAACTTCGCTTGTAATTGTTCGATACTAAATTCCCCGTTACGTATTGCTTCAACTGCTTTTTCAAAACGTTCATTATCTATTTTTTCAGCTTTCTTGTTGTTTTTTGAATCTGGGTCGCTTTCTGTTTCGTCAATTAAGAATAAACCATTTAAAGCGTATTTACGTGCGTAGCTTGAAGCCGTCCCGGTACATTGTTCGCTTGACATTCCTTTATGTTCGCTAAGTTCTGCCCAACCTAAAACTTCTGCTATACCGTCATCGGTTTTTAAAGTTGCTGTAGCCTTTAGAAATAGCTTGTTTCCTACTTGTTCAATGCTATCACTAAGAATTAATGTTGCTCCGTGTTTTAGTAAAATAGGTTTAACGGATTCTAAGATTTGTTCAGCACTACGATACTTGTAATTTCCAAACTTGTTTAAACTTCCCTTTGGACATTTTAATTCTGCCTGAATTCCTAATAACTTTTTCATAATATAAATTTTAATTGTTTGACAAATATAACTATTCTTTTTAATATAGCTCTAATTGTTTAATTTTTTTTTTATAAATCTGCATTAATTCTTTTAATTCCTCTTTTGTAAACTTTCGTGTTTTCCTTGCCTCTGCCTCTAATTGCTGATAATTTTCTATTCCGATTTTATGTATTAAGTTTCTTTGGTACTCAATTAGGTTTCCACTTAAATACGTGTTGCAATGTTCGCACTGGAGATGACAATTAAGTTCACTAAAGCGAACGTTCCAATGGTTATTTGCGTTGAAGAAATGTCCGCAATTTTCCTTTAAAGCTGGTTTTTGGCAGCTTATACAAACTTGCCCTTTATCCCTTAGTCGAATGTATTTGTTAAATATTATTTGAGTAGCTTTAATTAGTTCCTGTACTGTTTCAAGATCGTTCTTCATTTTGGCTTTCGTCTTTTTCCAAACTTTCGCCTTTTCGGATTCTACCCAAACACGGACGCATTCAGGTTCTAAACAAAATTTTTGATTGAATCGGATAGGCTCAAACTTCTCTTTGCAGTTACGGCATCTCATATTATATGATATTTTTCTTTTGCTTGTGAATATGCGTTTCTTGCTTCTTCTTCGGTGTTAAAATATCCTATTGTAATATGTTTCATATTAATTTTAATTTGTGCTTGAAATTTTTTATGATTTTTATTCCAAGTATAACCTTTAGCATTTACTCTATTCCATTGGTTTTGTTGATGAGTTACAGATCTTAAATTACAAATTCTATTATCATGAGTAATTCCATTTATATGGTCTAATTCTTCAACACATTCTTTATTTACCCAATACCATCCAAATTGATGTCCTTTTAAAATATATCTTTTACCTTTAATAAAAAAATTAATTCTAATATAACCACGTTCATTAAAGTACCCTATTTTTTTATTATGTTTATTATAAATTAATCCAGTTTCAGGATTATAAGTATAACCTCTTTCAATTGCTAATTTGCATTTTTCTTCTCGTGTCATAATTCGTAATTTTTAGTTTTTAATTGTGTTTGCAAGTCTTTATTCTTAAACTTTTCCTCCATTAATAGCTTTTCAAGTCTAAAATTCTGCTGTAATGCTGTTCTAAGTTCCTTTTCCATAGCATCGTAACTTATTTTTACTTCTTGTAAGTCTGCTAAGCTACGTTCCATTGAGTTAATTAAATCGATTCGATGTTCGTGTTTTTGTTTGATTTCTTCAAGGCTTATTTTAATCTTTAAATAGGTAGTATCTAAGTTTACCTTGCCAGTTATAATTGTCAGTTCATCCATTTATTCGTGTTTTTGCTTGTTATAATTTACATTTTATGGCGAAATCGCCACAATTAAAAACCATATTCCTTACTTCGGTAAATTGGTTAAAATGGAACATCGCCTTTACTTTGTTTCATCTTTTCGCTAAACGAAAGTAATTCTTTTCCGTTTACTATATCAGGTTCAACCTTTTTGTTGAAGTTAACAATATGGTCATCAGGTTTAATCAAAGGTAGTTGTTTAGCTGGAAAACTATTTGAAACGGTTACAGATTGTAACGGGTTGCGTTGTGCGTAAATCTTACGTCCAAAAGCATCAATCATATAGTATTGATATTTTTCTAAGTCTAAATACATTTTGTATGTTCCGTTTTTTGATACGCCTTTTGGTTTACTCTTTGCCACTTTTAAATGAACTTCGTTCGATTCATACGTGTTTCCGTCATTATCAGCTAACCCAGTTGGCGGTCTCCAAGGTATTAAAACGCTTAAACCTTTTCTAAACCATACTTGACCACCAGCAAAGTCTCGAGCTGTTGGCATAGGATAAAAAGTGTGTCCGTCTTTTGTTATCGGTGCTTGGTCTCGAACGTGGTTTATTATGCAGTTATGTCTGTTTGTTTTTCTTGCGTTTCTTCGTGCCATTCCTAAAATTCTGCTTAAATATTTATCCTCACGTCCTAAGTCAGAATGTATAAAGTTTTCAGTTAGTTCATTCCAAGGGTCAATCGTTGTAGTGTGAATTGTTATTTCGTGTTTACGTTCAATCTCATCTACTAAATCATAAAACTTTTCAAGCGTTAAATCTTCATCTATTGGGTCAATTACAATAAAATGTTCATTAACAAAATGTTCTGCTTGTATTTGTTCCGATTGACTCATAGTAAAATCGTTTTTATGGTAAGGCTTTCCAATATACTTATAACAAAGTTCTGCGTAAATTTCTGCTGCGCTTCCAGTTTCAGGTGAAAATATAACGTGATTCCATTCATGCAAACACGAAAGGTTAATTAAGAACTCAAACCAAAGTTCAGTTTTACCACTTGCTGGTGCTGCACCTATATACGTCGTGCAACCTTCTTTTATTGTGAACGGTAATAAATCCCAATCCCAACCGATTGACTTTCCTTTTACGTTTAGTTCGTTGCGTATCTCAAACAATTCGCTCGATACTTCTTGTAGTCTCTTATACATTATTCGTGAATTATGTTAGGTGTGTAAGTAATTGTTTTTGGTTTACTATATTCAGTATCATTCCAACATTTGTTGTTTAACCAAGTTGCTGGGTTTTTACGAAATTGTTTATCAGGTGTGCTGAGAATATAGTTAGGTAAGTTTTCAAATATAAGTTTTATTTCTTCGTCTTTAAGCTTTAAGAATTTATCTAAACATTTTTTTCTATCAACTTGCTTATCGTATAACTTCCAAAAATCATTAAATAATAATTCTTTATTATTCTTATCATTCTTGTTTGTTGTTAGTTGTTTGTTAGTTGTTTGTTGTTCGTTTGTTAGTAGCGTGTTAGTTGGTTCGTTTTCTTGTTGGTAACATTCATATTTACAAAGAGTTACGATAGTAAACTTGTTTGTTGTTTGTATGTTAATTTCATTTGTTTTTTCAAACTTTTTTAAAAGTGTTCTAATCGTCTGCAAACTAATTCCTGTATCGCTTGAAATCTTACCAAAAGACGTAACAAATTGACCTTTCTTAATATCAATTCCTTGCCATTGACCGTCTTTGTGATTAGCTTTTAAAACTAAATATATAAACAAATGGACGGCTTCGCTTTTATTAAACCACTCCCAGTCTAAAAACTTGCGATGTATTTTTATCCAACCAACCATTAGAAAGGTAAATGAATAAATTTATAATTATAGTTTAAAATAGAATTAACTTGTTTATCTGCAATCAATTTTTCAACTGTAACCGAAATAAATTCTAATCTACAATAACCATAATGAATGTCAAATTCAAATTCAAAATTTCTTAATTGTTCTTTTGCTTTTAAAATTGTTTTTTCCATAATATACAACTCCCTGAGTGAATAACCTTTTTTATAACATTCTTCTAAATTTTCAATCTTTAAACGTTTCATAAATAAAATTTTTAGCATAAAAAAAGCCCAATCAAATCTGCTGGAGTCTCACGTCAGCTTCATTGAAAGGGCAATAATTCCTTATGGTTAACTATGTTTGAGACTCTAACCAGTTACAAATATACTAATTATTTTTTAATCACACTCAAAATTTTTATAATAATTATTTGATATGTTAAATGGTTTAACTAAACTTTTAATTCTACGCAACTTTAATTTTTGGCTTCCGCTTGTTAATCTAATTTCATCTGGAATAACACAAATAATTCTTTCTAATTTAAAATCAGACCAAAATAGTTTACGTAATAGAACTCTCATAGCTTTTCTAATTCGGTTACTGCTTCTTTTAAAAACTTAATTCGTGTTAATGTAAGCGTTTCTTGAATACGTTGGTGGCAAGTAAAGATCGCGCAATTTTTAGCTACTCTATAATCTTTTATTCCAAGTCCAATATAAAACTTGTCTATTAATTCTACTGCAAATTCTTTCGGTGTCATACTTTAGATTTAATTATTATTACGTCTTTATTTAGTACAAAGTTTCGTGTTTTTTTATACTCTTGCATAAATTGAAGATAGCGTTTATTTTCGTTTTGGTCTTTAATCATGTCTTCAAAATATTCTTTACCTTCCATTAACTCATGCTTCAACCTATCAATCATTATTTCTAAACAATCAAAGTTCGTGTATTCGAAACTTACTGTTACTGTTTTAGTTTTCATTTTTAATTCTTTTATGTTTTCCTGATTTTAATATATCACAATAATTTATTCCGTGTTTTTGTGCGTACCTCAAAACGTATTCTTCGCAATACTCTAACACGGACGAAGTATAAAGATATTTATTGTTAATGCTTACAATGTAATTAACGTAAGTACTCCCCTTATAAGTCTGAGTTATTTTTCTTATCCACCTGTACTTCATCTTTGAATAAATAAAATTACAATAATAGAACCAACTAAATAACCAAAGGCACTTGAAAAAGCCATTTTAATGCGTTCTAACCACGTTTTAGATTCTACTACATAACCAATGAAGGGTAAACCTAAAAACGGACTTATAAAAGCAAAAAACATCATTCCGTATATTTCGCCTTCAGCTACAAAACGAATGTAAAAAGTAGAACATATTTCAATAATTAAAGCAGATAACCCAA